TGGGTGTCCTCCTTAGTTGTTTTCGGTTTTGGTGAAGTTGAAAAAGCCCTTCTTATTTCCTGCCCGAGCGGCGGGACTCGGGTGGGACGCGAGATAAATGTCGACGGCGTTCATGATCTTCTTCAGGGCCGTCGGATCCTGATCGAGCCGCTGCAGGACGCGGCCGGCGAAGTCGAGAAGCTCCGCGTGTCCCTTGATCGGCTCAAGGAGAGCCGTCAAGTCCTTCACGTCGACGAGGCTGTAAACCGGCGAAGGCTGAGCCGTGACCGCCTTCATGATCGAGAGCATCGCGTCGTTCGTGATGATCGGCGCCCCGTCCTCCGGATCGGTTTCGTCCTCTGCGTCGGCGATCTCCGTCGCGAAGCCCATCTTCACGGCGTCCTCGGGCGTGATCCAGGTCTCCCGTTTGAGCATCGTGTAGAGCTCGTCGTCGGAGATGTTGATCCCGCTCTCCTTGTAGGCCGCGACGGCCGCGTCCGTGATGACCTTCAGGTCGGCCGCGTACTTCGCAAAGTCGTCGGAGTTGCCGCCGGCGGACATAGACGCCTGGTGGATGAAGAGAAGCGACGCCGGCTGCATGACGCGCCTTTTCCCCGCCGCGAAGATCACGGAGCCGGCGGAGGCCGCGAAGCCCTCGCAGATTGTCGTGACGTTCCTCTCCTTCAGGACGTTATAGATCCCGAGGCCTTCCTTCAGCTCGCCGCCGTTGCTGTTGATGTGTACGGTGATCGCCCAGTTCTCGGGGATCCCGGCGACCTGGTTGGCGAGATCGTAGCTCGACTGGTCGGACGAGGCCTGGAGAAGCCCGGACAGGCCGCCGCGGTTCGAGGCGATGTCGCCGAAGATGTAGATGTCGGCGGTCTGAGCTTCAGGATCTCGGGCGACGCTGAAGTAGGGCATCGGGGCCTTATTCGCCGTCGGTTTCTGTTCCTGTGCCATCTGTTTCCTCCTTTTCTCCCGGCGGTTTGGCCGGTTCTGTATTACTATCCATCCCGTTGAGGAGCTCGTCCGCGGGTGAGTAGTTCTTAGTCATCCAGTGCTGGTAGGCCCACGGCTCCTCGATCGGGTTCATCCCGAGCCGGATGAGGATGTCGTTGACGCAGAACGCACCGGAGCCGATCAGTTTGTCGATCGGGTTCGCGATGTCGAAGACGTCGTGGTAGCGGACCGCCGCGAAGTTCGGGGCGATGTACGTCCCCGCGAAGACCAGGCCCGAGCCGTAGATCTTCCGATTGAGCTCCTGGGCGATCATAGTCACGATAGGCTGCACCGGCGACGTCATGAAGGCCCGGAAGTCGGCGTCCGTGACGGACTTCCCCGTCGCGATCGACGTCGGGACGCCCATCGCCGAGGCCGTGAGCTCGAGGATGTCGTCCATGATCGCCCGGATGTCCCGGGTGTCTGTCGTGACGCGGTTCGCTTCCTTCTCCGCGGTCTCCGTGTAGTTGTAGCCCTTGAAGAGAGGGAGGACCGCGTTCGCCGCGGTGAAGTACGCCTTGAATTTTTTGTTGACGAGGTCGTTGTAGGTGTCCTCGAAGTCGGGATCCGCCTCGGCGATGTCGTCGATCGTGAGGATCCCGTGCTTGCCGGCGTTGCGGATGTACGAAGTCGTCGAGCTCTTCAGGAGCTGCCCTTCGAGGATCGTGACCGCCGTCAAGATTTGACTGAGCCGAGCGCCCTCGAGCGTGAAGCGGAGGACGTCCTTCGAGAAGAAGGTCCCCGGGATCGACTCGCCGCATGAGACTATGTCCTGATAGATGTCGCCGGAGAGGTGCTTCGTGACGGAGTAGCCGTCGGCGACATATCGGTGGCCCTCGCGGGTCTCGACGACGATCGCTTCCTGCTTGAGGAAGAGTTGACCGATGAGCGCGTCGAAGAACTGGATCCGGGTCTGGTTCGGGTTCGGGGCGAAGTTCCAGGACCAGTACTCCTTCGCCTTGACCTTCTTCCCGCGCCGGTATGTTTCCCACTCGACGGAGCCGACCGCGTCCGCGATCCGACGGACGCAAGCCCAGAAGGCCATCTTCTGAAGGTAGGACTCAAGACCGACGAGAGCCTCGGCCGCCTCTCCGTCGAGGAAGGTCCCGACGGAGACCGTCGCGCCCGTCTCCGGGTCCAGGTCCGTTTCCTTCAGGATCCACTTGAAGAAATTAAAAGCCATATTTCCTCCTTAGTACGTCGCGACCTCGAGCCGCCGGCGGGATTTCGTCCGGCGCTCGATGATCTGATCCTCGATTGTCATGGCCGCGACGAGGGCCATGAAGGGGTCCGTCTTCCTCGACTTCGCCTCGATCTTCCCATAGACGTAGTTTCCGAGATCCTGATCGCCGGACTGTCCCGGCTTCCTCCCGTAGCGGATGAGCTTTGTGTTGTTCGTCGCCCACCTGAGCTCCGGAGCGTCGCCCCAGGTGAAATAGCCGTTCGCGAAGCAGGAGTCGATGATCGGCGCCGTCCTCATTATGTCCGAGGGCCGGACGAGCTTGAGGTTCTTTTGCGTCTTCGGATCGAAGCCGATCTCCTGAAGCTGTCGGGAGAGGAGCGCGAAGCGGAAGTCGTCGATCGCGACGGCGCGGATATAAAAGCGCCGTTTCATCTCGAAGAGGTAGTCCGTGACTATATCCGGGTGTATCTCGACGTCGTCGATCAGCGTGAGCCGGCCGGCGTCGACCCACTCCTTCCAGGGCGCCTTGATCCGCGGGATGTCCTTCGACGCTGAGCAAATCCAAGAGTGCGAGATGTCAAAGCGCTGGTCGCCCTGTTTGAAGTGAAGGTCGACGGAGACCCAGTCCGTGATTTTCGAGAAGTCGATCCCGGCGACGCACGTCCAGCCTTCGAGGTCGGGGAGCGGCCGGTTCGTCGCCTTGATGTTCGCGTAGTCCGTGACCTTGATCTCGGAGGCACCGTCCGGGATGTTCATGCGCTTCGTCATGAAGGCCGGGAGCCGTTGCGGGCTCTTCTTCCAGTCCCGGTATTCCTTCGCGGTCTCCGCCTGAAGCGCCGGGAGATAGGGAAGCGAGGGGTTCGCCTTTTCCCAGTTCCGAGGATCGTCGACCTCTTCCTTCGAGTCGAGCCGGCAGATCAGCGGGAGGAGCCCGTTGTCAGGATCGCCGCCGAAGAGGATGCCCTCCGCCGTCTCGAGGAGATCGTCGAGGGGTCCTTCCCGGACGTCGCCGTTCGTCGTGTAGTAGCTCCGACGCGGGTGCGGATGCTTGCCGAGGCCGGTCGTGAAGACGTTGATGTTGTTGTAATTCTCGTATTGATGGATCTCATTGAAGACCGTGATCCCCGAGCGCATACCGTCCTTGCCCTTCGGGTTATTCGTCCGCCCGCGGATCTGAGCCTTCGTCCGGAGGGAGAGGACGCTCTCCTTCTTCCAGCTAAACCACTTCTTCAGGCGCTTCTTATAGTCGGAGGCGTCGAAGGCGTCGACGATGTCGAGGACGGGCCGGAGCGCCTGTTCCTCATTGTTCGCGCAGATGTCGACATCATAGCCCGGGATCCCGTTGTAGGGAGAAGCGAGGGAGACGGCCTCGAGCGCGATCGTCCCGTCCTTCCCGGCGCCTCGCCCGAGCATACAAAGGAGATCGGGCCAGCGCGGGAGGCCGGTGTCGGCGTAGTAGGTACAGTCGTGGAGAGTGATGACGAACTCCTGCCAGGGGAAGACGGTCTCGAAGGGGAAATACTTCGCGAGGCCGATGTAGTGATCCGCCTGTTCCTCGTCGACATAGATGTCTTCGTGGGCGAAGCAATATTTCACATGATCGACGAGAGCCTTGACCTCCTTCGACGTCCGGAGGTCGCCAGACTCGACCTGGTCGACGAAGCGCTGAACGTGAGGGTTTAGCTTAGAGATCGCAGTCATCTCCCGCGGCCGAGTTCGTGTTCATGACCGGACCGTCCGCGAAGGTCGTGATGATCTTCAGCAGCGTCGCGACGGTCTGGTTCGCCGCGGTCGAGGTCTTGTTATACTCGGCGATCGCGGGATTTGCGACGAGGTTCGGCCGGCCCTTGACGTATTCCTTCGTGATAAGAAGATCGCCGTCGCCGAGCTCCTTCTGCAGCCGGGTGAGGGTGTTGAGCTGGACCTTGTACCGGTTGAAGGTCGTCGTGAAGAAGAAGTTCTGCTCGACGCCGCCCTCCTCCGCCATCCGGATCAAGTCGTCAGCGGCCTGATTGATCGGGAGCTTCTTCGTCCGTGTCTTTTTCTGTGTCGCCATTAGTTCACCTTCTCCGCTGTGTCGCCGGTGAACTGTTCCCACCGGTCGATTATGAGCCCGACGTAGTAGGGCTCGATCTCCATCATGAGGCACCGGCGCCCGGTGTCCTCGCAAGCGATGAGCGTCGAGCCGGATCCGCCGAAGCAATCGAGAACGACCTCTCTCTCTGAGGAAAAGTCCTCGAGGATCTCCTTGAAAACGCCGACGGGTTTCTGCGTAGGATGAACGCGCCGGACGAGCTCCGTCTTCCTGTCGCCCTCGCGGGCCATCCCGTTCCACATATAGCGGTAAAGCCGGGAGCCTCTCGAGAAGGAGGTCCAGGCGAGCTCGATGTCGGCGAAGTTCGAGTCGCCGTTGACCTTGTCCCAGGCGATCCAGCAGGAGCGCGGCGGGAGGAAGTCCGCGAAGTATTGACCGCCGAAGACGATCTGGTTCTCCGAAAAGCGGCGGACGAGCTCGTAGTGCTTCCGCGCCGTGTCGGTCGTGTCATCGCCCCGGATCGGCATATACTCGCCGGCCTGAACGACGTGATCGCCGCCGATCTTCCCGAAGGTCGCGACCTTGTCCCCTCCGACCTTCCCGCTCTGTCTCGAGACGATCTCGATCCCATAGGGCGGATCCGTGAGGACGAGGTCCGCGGCCTTCACGCCGGCGGCGCTGAGGAGCGCCCGGAGGTCCCGCTCTTCGGTCCCGTCGCCGCAGAGGATGAAATGATCGCCGAGCCGGAAGAGATCGCCGCGGACGATGACGCGGACCTCATCCGGGGCCGAGTAGCTGTCGGCGTCGCTGCCGGAGGAGCCGTCCTCGTCCTCGTCCTCATCCTCCTCGATCATGACCTCCTCGAAGCCGAAGTCCGTCATGGTGTCCGTGTCAAGCTGAAGGAGCTCTTCGCGGAGGAGCTCGTCGTTCCACTTCGCCTTTTCGGCGGTCTTGTTGTCGACGAGCCTGAACTCGCGGATCAGCTTCGGAGAGAGATCGTCGGCAATGACGCACGGGGCCTCTTTCATCTTGAGCTCTCTCGCGGCGAGGTATCGCGTATGGCCGGCGACGATGACGTCATCCTTGTCGATGACGATCGGGACGCGCCAGCCGTAGCGCCGGAGCGACTTCTTGACATCGGGGACCGCTTCTTCATTGTCGCGGGGGTTCCGGGCGTAGGGGTTCAGGTCGTCGAGGTTTTTATACACAATTTCGAGCCGTTTGAAATTTTTCGGCATATTGCACTAATCCTCCTCCAAAATCCCGTGCGCGAAGCGTTTTTTCCGATTTGTCGAG